ACACTGCGACATTTAACGATGAAGGTAAATTGCTTATAGGGATTGTATCTACAGGGGCACTTAATAGCGCAACATCTGTTTGGGTAACTTATGATTATGTAGACCCATCTATGGTAACGGCAGATGATATCGTCGGCGGTGTGGATACTGAAGGCAAGCGTAAAGGTTTGGAACTTATCAATGAAGTATTCCCACGATTTGGCTTAATCCCTGGCAATTTATTGGCTCCTGGCTGGTCCCATAATACACTTGTAGCGGCTGTAATGAAAGCAAAGGAAACTACTATCAATGGTATGTTCCAGGCTATGTCCTTATGTGACGCCCCTACAGATGAAATCAAAAAAGCAACTGCAGTTAGCGAATGGAAAAATAAAAAGAACTACGTCGATGAACGTCAAATCTTATGTTGGCCAAAAGTAGCATTAGCTAATCGTCAATTCCATTTATCCACACAACTCGCAGGTCTTATGGCTAAGACAGATGCTAAGTATGACGATATCCCTTACAAGTCTCCATCTAATGAGTCCTTGCAAGCGGATAGCGCTGTGTTGAAAGACGGTACTGAAATCTATCTAGGTCCAGACGAAGCAGCTTACTTGAACGGCCAAGGCGTCGTTACTGCTCTTAATTTCATCGGTGGCTGGAGAGCTTGGGGCAATCGTACAACGGCTTATCCATCTAATACAGATGTTAAGGATTCCTTTATTCCTGTACGTCGTATGTTTAACTGGGTATCTAACACGCTGATTACATCCTTCTGGTCTAAAATTGACGACCCAGGGAATAAACGATTGATTAATAACGTCGTAAATAGTGCCAACGCTTGGCTAAATGGACACGTAGCATCTGGCGCACTTCTTGGCGCCCGTGTTGAATTTTTGGAATCTGAAAACCCAATAACAGATTTGTTGAACGGAATTTATCGATTCCATGTATATTTAGGTGTGCCAACACCGGCCCGTGAAATCGATTTCATCCAAGAATATGATTCGTCTTACATGAGCACATTATTTAATTAAGAGGGAGGTAACTCATGGCTAAACATAGAGACAAGTTGATTGACTTTGCCATTTTTAGCTCTGGCAGAGAATTATATGGTTACGCCGATGTAACCTTACCCGATATCGAATTTATCAGTGACACCATCAAGGGCGCGGGCATTGCCGGCGAAGTTGATTTGGGTGTACTCGGTCAAACTAAGGCAATGAACATGTCCATTAAATGGAATACTATTGATAAAGATGTGACCGACCTTGCTAGTCAAAAGGTGCATGATATCGAAATTCGTGGTGCGCAACAGCTATATGATTCTGCAAAAGGTGAATTAGTACCTGAAGCGGTCAGCGTATATGCCAAAGTGATGCCTAAGAAAATCGGTCTTGGAAAATTTGAACAGGCAAGTAAAACCGATACCTCTACAGAGTTTGAAATTGTATATTTCAAAATGACTGTCGGTGGTAAAACGCGTACTGAAATTGATAAATTCAACTATGTTTGTGTAATCAATGGTGTTGATTACTTAGCATCCGTAAGGGAGGCATTGGGTAAATAATGGCTACATACGATCGCGAAAAGCTAATTGACGGTTTAAACAATTTAACTGGGTTTGACTTCACAAAGGCGGAACTCCGTGTCCGCCGTGAAGGCGATATGACCCCAGATGTTACATTTTCTAAAAGATTTCAGGCAGAAGTTGCCGCCATAGCATTGAAGGAAAGCGCAAAGGTATTAATGACAATGCCAATCTCTGAATTCACTGAAATGTGCGCAGAGGTGAGCGTTTTTTTATTGCGTGGTTCGGTAGAGAAACTGGGACTTCTCCCGGACAACAATGCCGAAGAATTGCCATCCGACTTAGAGAGTGCGGAGGCATAGACTTTTGGATGTCTACTCCAATTGCTGAAATAGCAGATTGGATAGACGATTTAGAATTTGTTCTTGAAGATGAAAAGCGCTTGAGGGAGGAAGAGGACTAATCCGTCAAGCGCTTTTTGCGTACGCAAATTTAAAAGAAAGGAGGAACTATGGCGGGTAAAGTATTTGAGATTGCTTTTGCAATAAACGGCGCCTTAGCCCAAGGGTTTAAGACGTCGATGCAGCAAGCCAAGGGTACGCTGACGCAATACGGCTCTAAAATGACCGAGTTGAAAGCGCAACAAAGGGCTTTGGATTCTGCATTAAAGCAAGGCGTTATCTCCATGGACTCTTACCGCAACGCAACGGAGAAAGTAGGTAAGGCGCTAGACCAAACGGCAGCTAAAGACGCAAAACTCAGAAAAGCAATGCAAAATAAAATTGCCGCTGACGCTAATGCTAAAAGTGCTCGTAGTGATTTAGGTAGCACTATGGCTACTACTGCTGTAATGGCCGCTCCGCTCGTTGGGATGCTATCTAAAGCTGCAGACTTTGAAGCAGTGATGTCCAAGGTAAAGGCAATCACCGTATCTGATGATAAGGCGATGCAACAATTGACGGCCACCGCTCGTGAGCTTGGCGAGAAAACAATGTTCTCCGCCACACAAGCGGGCGAAGCGATGACATATCTAGGCATGGCCGGTTGGAACTCTCAACAAATCATGGCAGGTATGCCAGGGCTTTTGAACTTAGCTGCGGCAAGTAATACGGATTTAGCGCGTACTGCTGATATCGTATCTGATGACCTTACTGCCTTTGGATTAAGTGCAGAACACGCAGGCCATATGGCGGACGTATTTGCTAAAACTACAACTAGCACGAATACAACTGTTGAAATGTTAGGTGAAACAATGAAGTACGCAGCGCCAGTAGCACACGCCTTTGGCGCCAGCTTGGAAGAAACGGCCGCGCTTACTGGGCTTATGGCCAATAGTGGTATCAAGGCATCCGCTGCGGGCACAGCCTTACGTTCAGGGTTCTTGCGTTTAGCAGGAACTTCCTCAAAATCGACTAAAGCGATAGAGGAAATGGGACTTTCACTAAGCGAAGCCACAGCGCAACAAGAAGAAGCCAAAGCCGCATTAGACAGCCTGGGTATTGCTATGAATGATACCAATGGGCCACGCAAGATGAGCGCAATTGTTCGCGATTTAGCCGATAAGACCAAGGACATGAGCAAGGAGCAAAAACTTGCTACCCTTGCGACTATCTTCGGAACCAACGCTGCATCAGCTTGGGTAGCTGTAATTGATCAAGGACCGGATGCGTTAGATAATTTAACGAAAGAACTTGAAAACAGTGACGGCGCAGCTGCTACTATGGCTGAAACAATGCAGAATAATGCACGGGGCGCTATGACGCGATTACAGTCCGCGACTGAATCGGTGGCAATTTCTATAGGAAGTACGATGTTGCCTACCCTTGCAGAATTGGGCGATTCCTTAGCAAATGAAGCTGCGTATGTATCAAAAGTAGCAAGTGAACATCCTGAACTTACCGAAGCTATTATCAAAACAAGCGTTGCTGTAGCGGGGATGGTAATTGCATATAAAGCAGTGAAAGCGGTTTACTTCAGCGTAACGGCGGCTCATGCCGCTTATAAACTTATGATGGAATCGGAACGTATAGCAACTATGCGCAACGTAATCGCATCGGGCATCCATAGAGCAGGCATGATAGCAGGTACAGTTGCGACCTATGCGGCCGCGTCGGCGCAATGGTTGCTAAATGCGGCGATGAGTGCTAATCCGATAGGGTTGGTTATCTTAGCTATTGCAGCATTAATTGGCGTGTTGGCGTGGTTAGTTACTCATTTTGAAATTGTGTCCGACTTCTGCACATCGATGTGGGAATCCCCTACAGCTGCCATTATCGCGTTCATGGCCGGTCCTATAGGATGGCTGATTTATGCGGCGATGGGGTTAATTGCTAACTGGGACCAAGTGAAAGCCTGGTTCACTCTATTGTGGGAAGACCCTAAAGCAGCACTCGGCCAATTCTATGATTGGGTTATGAGTAAGCTTGGAGGGTTGTTTGATTGGATTAGTGAAAAATGGGAATGGGTTAGATCCATTTTTAGTAAACCAATTCAAGCAAGAGTAGAAGGCACGGCAACAGCTAATGGACAATCCGTACAACATAACGCGAAAGGCGGTATTTATGGGAAAGGCGCGTTCCTTACTACGTTTGCCGAAGAATCTGATGAAGCTGCGATTCCTATCAATGGTACACCAAGGGCCGAAGCCTTATGGCGTCAAACTGGTGCTATGATGGGGCTTTTCCCTGGTGAAGGCAACTCTGCAGTATCTGTATCAGCACCAATCAACATCACTATTAATGGTAATGCGGATGCAAGTGCTGTACAACAAATTAAAAGTGCTGTAGGCGGAGCGGTGGATGACCTAGAAGCAAGACTTGCTGAAATCCAAAACCGGAAAGGGCGTGTAAGCTATGCCTAGTAATTTGCGCTATGTGACTGTTAAATTGCAGTATGACCAAAAGGACATCACACAAGACCTGGTTCCATATTTAAAGGATTTCAGCTTTAACGACGTCATGTCGGGAGAAGCTGACGATATATCAATAACACTACACGATATAGAAGAGCTTTGGATGTCCGATTGGTTCCCCGAAAAGGGAGCTAAGCTAACTGCATCAATCGTGTTTCATAACTGGAATGAACTCGGAGACGAGATAGAGATGAAATGCGGACAGTTTGAAATTGATGAAATCACGTGCAAGAATCCACCGCACGAAGTCACCATAGGGGCCGTTAGTGTTCCAGATGAATCCAAGTTAAGAGGGGAATTAAAGAGTAAGTCATGGGAGAAGACTACGCTTAAAGCTGTTGCGGATGAACTGGCAAAAGGTGCAGGGCTTGAATTGTTTTATGATACACCCGAAACAATCAAATTAGATAGGGTCGAGCAGTCGGATCAATCTGATTTAGAATTCTTGATGAAAGTTTGTAAGGATAACGGACTGGCGTTAAAGGTTTCAGATAAGCAAGTGATTATTTTTGATGAAACAAAATTTGAAACAGAAAAAGTAGTTGCAACGCTAATCAAGGGACCAATGCCTACGGACCTCACAGAAGAACAAATTAAGGAGCTTGGGGAAGTCATTCCTTATCAAGGTAGCTATTCTTTAAAGACGTCATTAAAGGATGTGTATTGGGGATGCCACGTAAAGCACAAGAGCACTAAGCAAAAGAGTACTATTGAATATACGTTTAAGGACCCTCACAAAACGCAGGGCAAGATATTACAAGTTAACCAAAGTTGTGAGACTCAAGCAGAAGCCGAACGCTTGGCCAAGAAAAAGCTGAGAGAAAAGAACAAGAATGAAATTACCGGTTCCATCGCTATGCTTGGCCATATCGTGTTGGCCGCATCAGCCACAATCAATTTAAAAGGGTTTGGTAAATTCGACGGTAAGTATATCATTAGCAAATGCTCCCATAAGGTAGGGGGCGGATATACACAAAGCCTAGATATAAGGAGGTGCTTAGATGGATATTAGTGTAGCGTTAAAAAATTTAATTCGTGACGGCATCGTATCTAGTACTGACACCGCTACCATGACGGCAAGAGTAACATTTCCGGACCGCGATGATTTAGTATCGTATCCACTCGAAGTACTTTCACACGGATCACAAGATAATAAACATTACTGGATGCCAGGTGTTGGCGAACAGGTATTGTGTTTATTTCTACCACAAGATAATAATTTGTCCCAGGGCTACATCTTAGGCACTACTTACAATGCCAAGGATAAGCCCTCTTTTAATGGACAGAATATCCACGGCATCAAATTTGCGGATGGCTCGACCATCTCCTATGATGCGGACGGGGGAGGGCTTCTTATTAATTGCACCGGTAATCTAACTATCAACGCCCCTTCAGGGGATGTAGTGGTTAACGGAATTAGTTTAGTGTCTCACACGCACGGTGGTGTTGTTCCTGGAGGCGGAAGCACAGGCACGCCGAATGGATAGGAGGTGAGTAACATATCTTTATTTAGTAAATTAGGTAGTACTGCTGCCAACTATAAGAAGAATCTTAATTCGCAAGGATTAAAGAATTTACAAAATACACAATTAGGCGATGTGGCTTACTCTCGCCTATCTAATTTAGCCGACAAGTTTGGCTTGGGGGGCTACCTTCCTCAGCGCCAGTTAGGAAGCTTTGGGAAAATAGTGTTTGTGGCATCTTCTCATACAGTGCGTACGTTCGATGCATTGGCACGGAATATCAACGCACGAACAGCGTCCCACGAAATCATAGGACAGAAACCAATACTTGAATTCTTGGGACCTGATGCGGATGATATTTCTTTTACGATGAACTTTAATAAGCTATTGGGCATTGACCCTCTAAAAGAAATTGAAGAGGTGGCCAAGATGTGCCGAGAAGGACAAGCCGAACAGTTGATTATTAATGGTAAACCATTTAGTGAGCATAAATTATTGATTACCAGTATAAGCGCCGCCATGAATACGATTGATAATCGAGGTAATGTATTGTCCGCATCCATTAATGTAACGCTGAAGGAGGCCCCGGATATTCCTAAAGTTGTGATTACACCTAAACAAGGAGGCGATACAAATGCAAATTGACGTAAGCGCTCGTCTTGACGGCATTGATTTTGCCCCTAAGGATATTCTTACTGAGATTATTCAAAATGTGCGAACCATTATTTCTACAACGCAATTTTCTGTACCGCTTGATAGGCGATTTGGTATTGATGGTACCGTCATTGACCTACCGCTACCGGTAGCGATGGCCAGAATATCCGCGGAGGTGATTCGGGCCATTACTGAATATGAGCCACGTTGCAGAGTTGTGTCCGTTGACTTTGAAAGAACGGAAGCAACAGATGCGGAAGAAGGACATTTGTTGCCTAAGGTATCAATTGCTATAAAAGACGAATGGCTAGAAAGTGTAGGTGGCTATGAATCAATATAGAACCATCCAAGGGGATATGTGGGACGGTATTGCATTTAAAGTGTATGGCAGCGAAGCCTATATGAATGTGCTGCTAGAAGCCAATCAAGAGTACGCTCAATATGTGATATTACCTGCTAACCTTATTTTGAAATGCCCTGATGTAGATATAAGGGCGACTATTAATTTACCACCGTGGAGGCGATAATAATGAATTTACCAGAAATCAACTTTGTCACGGCGGATAAAGAAGCCGTTGAGAAGGAAATATTCGCCCTCTACGCCTCTGTTACTGGGCGAAAGTTAGCACCGGCGGACCCTATTCGCTTATTCCTATTAACGATTACTAATATTGTGATTTTATTGCTAAACCGCATCAACGATACGGGCAAGCAGAATCTTCTGGCATATGCTAGAGGCAACAACCTAGACCATATAGGTATAGCCCTAGGCGTAGAACGCTTACAAGCTACGGGCGCGGTCACTACTATGAAGTTGACTGCATCAATGGCACGGCCTGAAGGGATAGCTATCCCAAAAGGCACACGCTTCACGTCCGGTGATAATGTGTTTTTTGCAACTACTGAGCCTTACTACTTATCAGCTACTGAAACCATGATACAAGTAAGGGCTGTATGTACGGAAGCTTCAGCTAAAGGGAATGGCTATCCAGTAGGGTCAATTACCATTCTTGTGGATCCAATCCCATATATCGCTAGTGTAACCAATATTACAATCTCAGAAGGTGGTGCTGACACTGAATCAGACGATGCTTTTCGCGAACGTATTAGAGAAGCACCTGAAAGCTTTTCTTGTGCCGGTGCGGAAGGGGCCTATGAGTTTTTTACCAAAAAAGCATCCGCTCTTATTAGTTCCGTAAAAGTGGTATCCCCTAAGCCGGGAGATGTGGTTGTATATCCTGGTCTAGTATGGGGGGAAATTGCTGGAGAAGAAATTCTTAAATTAGTGGAAGCCACTCTCAATGATAAGAAGGTGCGGCCACTTACTGATAATGTGTCTGTAAAAGCGCCAATTGCTAAGAATTATAGTATCGATATTCAGTACTATATTGATTCAGATAATTCGTATTACGCAGACACGATTAAAAGCCGCGTTGATGCGGCTGTTACGGATTACATAACATGGCAATCCGGAAAAGTAGGGCGCGACATCATTCCTTCTGAATTGATTCGGCGTGTAATGGAAGCAGGGGCTAAGCGTGTTAGTGTAACATCGCCTATATTTACCGTCGTGAAAGACGGTAAGAAAGAAGAAGGCTATCAAGTGGAATTGGCGCAGTGTACTGGTAAGACTATCACATATGGAGGTGTAGAGCATGAATGATCTCTACAAATTCAAATTAAAGGATACTCTGCCAAGCTCAATTGCTAATGATGCTAATGTTCAAGCCTTAGCTGAAGTGGTTACGTTGAAACTTATGGTGTTGATGCCGTTCGTGGATAGACTAACTATCTTGTCGCATCTTAATGAATTAAGCACGCCAATACTTGACGAGTTAGCCTGGCATTTACACGTTGACTTCTACGATGAAGCTGTAGCGAGAGAACAAAAGATTAAATTAATTTTGAGTTCTATCGCTTGGCATCGAAGAAAGGGCACCGTTGGATTAGTAGAAGAAGCTATCGGCGAATTGTATTCAGAATGTGAGGTTGTGGAAAACTGGGCTTATGATGGCGGTAAGCCTTATCATTTTAAGCTACAGATGTCCGGTTATATGATGACACCTAATATTCGAGAGCGCGTGCTGCGTATATTAGAATTTGTCAAGAATAAGCGGTCCTGGCTAGATGGTATCGAATATGTGCATGCTATTAATTCAGGCGGCGTGTATGCTGGAGGTATTGCAACGGCTGCGGGCAGTGCTGTTGCTGAACCTAGCCTTAAAATCTCGACAGGTCCACAAACGCAGCAAATCTATACCGGCGGTATTGTTACCGTTCACCAATACATTCATATATAGGAGGTTTACATGGCAAAATATCCTGCAGTCATTACAACAATGGCGGGAACAAATACTATTGCGGAAGCTAATGCAAGTAAGCAAGCTTTGATTTTTACAAAAATTGTTATCGGTGCAGGCGACATGCCCGCATCAATTCCACGCGCTACGGCGTTGACTGATAAGCGCCTGGAATTGGCGATTACTAAAAGTGTTAAAACAGGAGATGGCCAATTCATGGTACAGGGTCTACTCTCGAATAAAAACCTTGATGCAGGTTTTTACGCTCGAGAAATAGGCCTTATGGCAAAAGCTGGTGAGAATGGGCAGGAGGTGCTATTCTCTTACACAAATGGGGGTAACTATGTTGACTACATCCCTGATAAGAATACGCCAATGGATAGCTACACATTTACAATTACTACTGTGATTGGCAATGCGGAAAAGGTGCAAGCGATTATTTCCGATAATGGAGTAGCATCCGTCCATGATTTGGAAGCACATAATACGGATCCGGGAGCACATGGCGGACTGCTTCAAAATTTAAAAGGTCAATTAGCCACCCATAATACAGATATTTCATCTCACCCAGCTATAACAGCTATGATTGCAAAAATCCTTGGCTCATCTGATTGGCAAGAAGAACCTGTAGCCACTTTGAAGGATATAAAAAATAAGCTAGGCGAAGGCGGAATAGTGGCACAACGCTTTGGAGAAAGCGGTTTTGTGAAATATGCTAACGGATTCACTATCCAATGGGGA